ACACACGCGTCATCGCTGCGTACTTCTTGATCGCATCGTGCTCGGCGCAGCCCGCAGCCAAGTGCTTGGCCGCGCTGGTCGTGCCCGTCTTGGCACTGTTCTCCGTCTCGATCTTCGCCGCCGACTTACGGTCGTTCTTGCGTCCTTCCCACAACCCCATCGACATACTGGCCAGCATGATGTGGCCGCGCATCTTATCGCTCATGGTTTGCTCCTTCTCTTTCGGTTGAGTGCAGCTTCATACGCACGGTCGGCTTCTGCACGGTCGCCGCCCGACAAGAACAACGTGTTTGCCCACACACGCCACGCATGCTGGTACTCTGGTGGCAATGCGTCCGTCACTACCTCCGGTGGGGGTGGTAGTGTGGGCACGGTCGGAAAGTCGTCGTTGCTTGGGTGGTACGGTGGGTGTATCCACCCCTTACGGTCTTGCACCATAAGTCTCCCCTTATGGTTGAGTGTATGCATGCATACACAGGCACAACTACAGTCCCTAGTGCGGGGGTGTGGCGCGCAGCCGGTCGTACATGTCGGGCGCTTGCACATCCGTGCGCCCAGCCTCGCGCATCAGCTTGATGGTCTCCTTGATCCACTCCAGTATGGCGTGCTCCGTGCCCTCGCATCCAACCGTGAGCACGGTCAACTCCTTGCCCTGCTGCTTGACCACGCAGCCGATGAATTCCCCACGCGACGGCGCGTGCTTGTACGATCCCACCAAGAAGTAGTCACTCATTGCGGCACGTCTCCTTCCTTATCGATGTTGATGTTCGGTTCGATGTACGGCTGGCAATCGTACATCGCATTGCGGAAATAGACAAGCACCGACTCGATCAGTGCGCCCTCGACTGTCGGCGACTCGGCCACCTCTTCCTCTTCCTCGTAGGGCGGGTCCCATCTGCCACCGTCCTTCTGCACGATAGCGTGCGACACCCACGCCATGCGCTTGTGCTCCCTGCTGCGCAGCAACGTGGCTGTTGCATATGTGCGCTCCTGCTGTTGCACGAAGAACTGCCGCATGTAGCCGATGGTCGGCCTGATTTCGAACTCGAAGATGCCATCCGCTTCGCCCCTGTAATACACCTCGGCATTGAGCATGCCGATGCCGTTGCGCAGCGCGTGTTGCACGTTCGTGCACGCCGCGCGCATTACCACCTCGGGTGTGATTGCTGTGTTGTTAGCCATTGCTTCGTCTCCTGATAAAGTCAGCGAAGTTCCAACCACGGTCGTACGCTTCGTTGCAGTCCTGATCGTCGGGCCACGTACGCCCACAGTCGGACTCCCCGTTGATGTGCTCGATGAATCCCAGCCACCACGCGTACAGAGTTTTCATGTCAGTCCTCCATCTTTTCAAAGTCAACCGACTCGGAATAGTACCCATTCGAGTCACCCGTCCACCGAATGTCCACATACCCGCGAAGATTAGCGAGAACGTAGAACGTCCATGTGCGCGACTCGAAGTTCTCTTTGGGATTGGTGCACATGCCGTTGTCGTCATACAAGGGCTTGCCTTCCGCATGCTCTGAGCGTTCTTCGGCAACATGGATAGGAAAGCCCACCAACCCCTGCAAATCCCCCGCGATTTCCGTTATGGTCACCGACTCACAGCAATCGTGATGGTGAAACATGCGGTACCTATCACCTTCGATTGTGGTGAAGATGATCTCTTCGTCGCCGATGCGCTCGACGTGCGTGAGTGTCTTGCCGATTAGCACGTTGATGTTCATACCGCACCCATCACGCCCTTGACTTCGGCGCGTGCAGCCTGCATCGCTTCGTACAGCCGGTCGTCCTCTTCCAGCTCTTCGTCGCCCCATTCGTTCGGATCGTTTTCGCGCCGGTACTTGCACCACGCATCGTACGCAGCAAGGAACTTCTTGATGCACGCCTTCGGTCCCGTGCCTCGGCGCACGGGTACGATCTTGCACGGTGTGACGTGCAACACGTCACCATTCGTATTGCGGATCATGACCAACCTCCTGTGTGCTTACGCACACGCCGCAGTTGCTTGTAAAGTTGCCAGCCAGACAACGCACGCGCCAGCGCCGACCACCTGCGTGGACCCTTCGCTTGTTTCACGCCTTCCTCCACTGCTCCAGTGCCGACACGCGCCGCGCCACCTCATCGACGCGATTGCTTATGCTCTGCATCTGCCGCGTCAGTATGCTCACGTCCTTGGTGAGATTGTTGATCTGCAACGCATACAGCATGGGCGTCTCGGGCGGCGGGTTGATCTTGACTCCATCCGTACGCAGCACAGATTCGACCCTCTCGTCCTCGCGCACGTTGAACTCGGCACGCGTCTCGTACCGCTCGCCGCTCTGCCCCACCACGCGAATCGCGCGGTACAGGTCGAACTCTTCGAGCACACGCGGCGCGTTGTACGTGTTGCGTACGATGGCAGCAATAGCCTCTCCAACTTCCGGGGTCGTACGCTCCAGATCACTTAGATGGTCGCCGTTGATTTCGATCAGTGTGAACATTGCCATGGGTTACCTCTCTTGGTTGATTGGACTCGACGCTGTGTATGCACGCATACACATCGCACAGCCCAATCGGGCTGTCGTAACATCGTACCGGGCATTAGCACTCACGCTGAGCATGTTGGTTGAGCGCAGTAGCGCCATGGCGTGTTGTCGTGCGTGACCCAAGTACGATGGACGGATCATAGTGTAAGCACGCATGTGGGGCCTCATCCACATGCCTGCCGGTAGCTTCTGGCGTCACGACGTGCGATCACACGCCCTGCCTATCCCCTACCACCCGTCAGGCTCGGTAACTTCGCATCACCAACGGTGCAGCATGTTATCAAGGGTGCAGGACAGTCGGATTGGAGCATGCTCGACTGGGGTTCATGTACCAGTGTCTGCCGCTCGCTTGTTCCCGTGTCCCTTGCCAATGCCCGATCCACCCGCTGCACAACCGTACGTTGGTGCTGCTCTGCTGCCTTGCCTGACTTCGTATCTGCCGAATTGTGTGTATGCATGCATACACCGGGTGGGTTGATCTGCTCGCTTCGCAGCGTCCAGCACATCATCCATCCTACTTCTATTATACCTTAACCTTTCAGGTTGTGTCAAGATGAGCCGACCTTGTTCAACCTGTAAAGTTTAACCTTGCACGCCTTCCACTCGCGGCGCACGGTGTCTCGGTCTTTGAGCGCGTCTCGAAACACACCTCGCGCGTGCTTCCACTCGTAGATCACGTCGGCTGGCGCGCACGCCGCGTAGTCATCCGCACGTGCTCGCTGCGCAGCGCGGGCCTTGACGAGCTTCACCTGCATGTACCGCCACTTCGCACGAGCCACGAGGTACGCCTGCCGCACAGCCCGGTAGCGTTCCTTCAGGTCCTCCCACTCCACGGTGAGCAACGCGAGCTTTCTCTGTGCGTACTTTCTCCGCTGCCGACGCACATAAATCTCCTGTTGCGTACGTATCTTGTCATCTTGCGCAGCAGATAATTCACTGGGGATTGCTCGGGCGAGCAAGTTCCTGTAATTGTCCGCATAGAGAAGTCCATCCTCGGTGTCCTGCCATGCACGCATGAGCGCGGCCAACAACTTCGCCTGTGCGTGTACCAGTGTGCGCCGCGCGCCCGCCTGCTTGAGCGGGGTGTGGGCATCGAGCAAGGCAGTCTTAGCCGTTTCGACGTTGCGCTGGCATGTGGGCACGGTCATGTCAGCTCTAAGGTAGGTCGCGGCAATGGTGGTGATGTCAGGGGTAACCCAATCAAGCTGCGTGGGGTGGTGTAGGTTCGGCAGTGGTTTTGGGGGCTTGCGGTACTTGCGCCGATTGGCCGGGGTCAGCTCGGTGAGGTAGTTTCGGTAGTAGGTGGATGGCGCACCACAGGCCCGCATGTACGCGTAAAGAATAGGATCATAGGCGTTGCTCATGGTTTTCCCCCCCATTTCGTCGGAACTGCGCATTAGCAAAGTTTACGCGTAGGGGCTTGTATGTCAAGCGTTCTTGGTGTGACTTTACACAGCATGCACAATAGCATAGGGTCAGGTACACATACCCCCATAGACTAGGCGGTGCGTACCAATAAGCCAACCCGCTAGGTTTAGGTGGGTGTTGGGGGGTGGGGTGGGTAGGGCTGAACGACTACAGTCCCTGCCTCGCGCGCTATGACCTACCTATGATGGTTATGATTGGTAGATAGTGCTTTATTTGATTAAGTAAGTATAAGTAGTATAGAAACAGGTAGTTAGTGCCCAAACCAGTGATGCACATCGCGCGATTCACTAAGGCGCAGCAAAAACTGCCGTGTGAGCAAAGAAAGCACACTGTTGGATTTGTGGTGTGTATGCATGCATACACGGCGCAGGCCAGAGCTACTACAGTCCCGCGTACACCCAATGCGTTACTTACTAGGAGTGGCACGCATCAAGTGTGGGGTGGGCCGGGCGCGCGGCGCGGCAAAGACAGGATTACTACAGTACCGCGAGTGTATGCATGCATACACAGGAATTCAGGGCAACAAAAAAGGCCGGATGCCCGAAGGCATCCGGCCAATGCTGCGTTGTTACAGGTAGCGCAGTCCCGTGCGGCTATCGATCAGCCCGCGCCTATTGCGTGGCACGACGATCCTGCGCACATGTGCCTGAAATTCTCCGGCGGTAATGATCCCCGACAGAAAATTGTCTGCTGCTTCATACAGGTCGTGCGATGCATCATCGTGCAATCGCTGTACTTCCGCCAGCGTCCATCTACGTTTACGCTTACGCATCACTGTCTCCCAAAAAGGCAGCGAACATATCGGAACGGGCATCTGCTGCCTGTGTCTCGATCTCCGCGCGCATTTCATCGTACTTCCTGCGCGTTACCATTCCCTGCCGATGCAACCCGCTGGCGAAGCGTTTACGCTCACGCTCGCGTGCTGCTATATCGTGCTCACGTTCCCACATCTTGCGCATGTGCGACATATTGCAACGCGACCCCTTTCGGGGTCGCGCTCCGGTTACGCGCTACGCTTGCTTGCGCGTCTTGTTGGCCAGATGGACCTCGATCTCGCCCAGTTTGGCGACCCCGATGCTGTCCGCGCAACGCAGCAGGTAAGCCCTGACCGCAAAGATTGCGTCGTCAAAATGATTGGCGACCATTTCAACCATCTGCGCCTGTGAATACGTTACAGGCGCAGCAGGCGCAGCAGGCGCAGCTTCCGGCGCGGCTTTAGGCTTCGCCACGTCGCGCGCCTTGCGCAATCCGCTCTTTTCTGCGGCTTCGCGCACTGCGACGATGTTCCAATTCGCAGCGACAATCCGCGCGTACGCCAATTCGTTACGCACTGCGACGTGGAGCGCGTTGCCGTACTTCGCGGTCAACGCATCGGCCAAGGTCCCCTTGGTTCCCTCGTCTTTCTTGGTCCCCTTGTTACCATCACCCAAGACCTTGACGCAATCCGCACTGTAATCAGTGCTGGTCTCGTGCAGCGTCTTAATGACCGCGACGATAGCGGCAGACCGCGACGTGCCGAGCGTAACATTCTCGCTCGTGCGGTCTTGCAATCCCGCGAAGATTGGGAGCAAGGTCGCCAGTGCAACGTCCGCAGGCGTAGGCGTCTTGGCATGCGACAGATCGACGGGAATGGTCTTGCTGGTCTTGCTGGCGTTTTTCGCCATGGTATATCTCCTGATTAGTCGGCGCAGTGCATCCCACACGTGCACATGTCCCCATGTGCATCATCTGCGGATGTACGCTGCCCCGACACTTCGCATTCTCCGCATTTCCTGCGCAATGTCAACCTAACGGGCTAAGCGCGAGTGTATGCATGCATACACGTAGGAAGCATTCCTTTTCCCCGGAGACCCCCCGCAGGGGGTTTCAACGCGGGCGGGCCGAGTCAGCACCGCCATCCCCCACGTAGAATTTCCAGAAATTTAAGAGTAAACCTCATAGGTTAATACCGAAATAAACCGCCTCGACTAACACGGCTTGCATCCAGTACAGAATCGTGTATCCTCCGCGCTCATGGCCCGAGTCAAGACCTGTCCGTCCTGCAAAGTCACCAAGCCGGTGATGGAGTTCGGACGCAATCGCCAGTCCATTGATGGCTTGCACTACTATTGCCGGGTATGCGCCGCCGCGCGCCAGCGCGAGTGGGCCAAGGACAATCCCGAGAAGGTTAAGGAAATGCGGCAGAGGTACTTGCGTGCCATGCACGACAAGAACGAGGGAGTGAACCCATATGAGTAGCCAGCTCGCCACCACCTGCCTCAACCCCGACAACCCGGCCCTGCTGGGCTTCCCGCCGATGCTGCCGGTCGAGCTGGCCATGCACGTAGCCCCAGTGCCCGAAATCTGTGCTGCCTACGACATCAGCAGGGAAGAGTTTCTGCAGCTCATCGAGGACCCCTTGTTCGTTCAGGCGTACGCCAGCGCCAAGGAGATGCTGCAGAAGGACGGCATGGCGTTCAAGACGAAGGCGAAGCTGCAGGCCGAGCAACTGCTGGAAAAGAGCTGGGCGCTGATCCACTCCGATCACACGCCCAGCAACGTCAAGGCCGACCTGATTAAGAGCACGATCAGGTGGGCTGGGTACGAGCCGAAGAGCGACGCCCCCGGCACATCGGGCAATGCATTCCAGATCAACATCAACTTAGGGTGATTGTCATGATTCATTGGAGTACAGCAGTACTGCTCGTAGGTCTCGCGCTTGTAGGTGTAGCACATGCTGCGCTGCCGTTTCCGATCACGATCACCACCTGCAAGGGGTATTCGGTGTCGAAGAAGGCGGATGGCACGCTGGTCGTGCGCTGCCCCGGCATGACGGCTGACCAGCACATGTTCTCTATTGCCGCCGGGTGTTGTCAGCACCCGGCGCTCACGAAGCGAGAACTTTCGCTTACCATCGACTGTAAGTAAACCAAGGAGAGTGACATGAGCAACCCGGAGCAGTTGGAGCTTGACCTGAACAATGACGGCACTGCCGCAACGTCGAAGCCGACGCCGATCACCGGCTATCGCGCACTGACCGAAGGCGAGCTGCACCTCATCAATGAGATTAAGGCCATCAGCAACGAGGTGGGACGGCTGGTCGAGGGCATGGCCATGAACGGCAAACTCGACACGCGGTGGGTTGCCATCGCGCGCACCGATCTGCAGAAGGGCTTCATGGCGCTGGTGCGCGCCGTGGCGCAGCCGACGAGCTTCTGATGGACTCGCGCGAGCTGTTCGACATCATCAACCCGTTCGATAGGACGAAGAGTGACGCGCTCATGACGGCGATACTGGCTTGGGTGGGGCGCGCGGTCCCGCCCGAGTACGTCTACAAGGACGGGCAGATGGACGTGTGGGCGATGCGTAACGGCTGGCGGCACGGGGACAACGACGAAGAGCTGTGCGCGCTGCTGAAGCGTACGCAGCAGTACGTTGTGCGCGGTACGCCGCTGTCGATGGAGATCAACAACGCACTGGTCGCCCGGCGCTCGATCAATGGCTAGTATCCAGTACACGCCCCCGCCGACGATCAAGAAGTTCATCCGGCACTTCACGCCGGGGCGTCTGTTCCACGACTGGATTGTTGGCCCGGTGGGGTCAGGCAAGACCACGGGCATTTTCTTCAAGCTAATCTACATGGCGGCGCAGCAGGCGAAGTCGCCGATAGATGGGATCAGGCGCAGCCGGGCGGTGATCGTGCGGAACACCATGCCCGAGCTGCGGGATACGACGTTATCCTCGTGGGATTACTGGTTCAAGGACGGCGTGGCAGGCACATGGTACGCGACTTCGCCGAAGCCCATGACGTTCGTGCTGCGCTACGGCGACGTGGAGTGTGAGGTGCTGTTCCGCGCGCTGGACACGTCCGACGACGTGGCGCGCGTGCTCTCGCTCGAAATCACGTTCGCGGTGCTCGATGAGTTCGTACAGATCGAGCCGAAGATACGCGAGGCGCTGGCGGCGCGGTGCGGGCGCTACCCGCCGACCAACGACGGTGGCGCGACGAACTGGGGCATGTGGGGGTCATCCAATCCGGGTAACGAGGACGATGAGTGGTACACCTACCTCGGCAAGAACGACACGCCGTGCGCGTCGAACGTCATGCTGTGGGAGCAACCCAGCGGTTTCAGCCCCGAAGCGGAGAACACCGAGAACCTTCCCGGCGGCAGGGACTACTACACGTCGCTCGCCATCGGCAAATCCGAGCACTGGGTCAAGCAATATATCGAGACGGAGTGGGGATTCTCGCTTGCGGGTACACCTGTCGTGGTAACCTTCAATCCGCAGCTTCATGTGATGAGAGTTCCGGCGCTCGCCTCGCGGCTGTTGCCGTTGGTGGCGGGGTTCGATCCCGGTTTGACTGGCAGTGCCCTGATTTTCGGGCAAATGGACCTAAATGGGCGCTTAACCGTTGTGGATGAGCTGATTCAGGCGAATATGGGCGCGGAACGCATCATTTCCGACCGGATAAAGCCCCTGATTAGGGCGAAATACGCCGATTTTGAGCTGATTATTGCCCCCGATCCGGCGGCTGATGCCCGTAATTCCAACAACGAAAAGAGCATCGTAGACACCCTCAGAGACAAGAAAAAGGGCGGTTTTACGGTCAGATTTCCTGATTTGAACAACCAGTTACCCGGTCGGCTTGAGGCCATCGAACATTTCACTACGCGATTGACGCAAGCGGGCGCGGCGTTGCAGATCGCGCCGCATTGCAAGCACACGATTCGCGCATTACAAGGTGGTTGGCGTTACGAAGTAGATCGTAAGGGGAAAACGCACGAGGTACCGGAGAAAAATTCGCACTCGCACGCGGGTGACGCATTTTCCTACTTGTGCCGGTACTTCCAGAAGGGTGGGGCACGTGAGGCGCACCGCAAAGAGCGCGGATTCACGCCGTCACGTACCGGAAACATATACGTAATGCGTTAACCTCGGAGATTTACATGCCCATCGATCCCGCAGTGACCCCCGATACCGTCGTTCCCGAGCGTCCCCCGCTGAATCCCGAGACGATACGGTCGTTGGGGGTGAAGCTATCGTCCGACTTCAAGACCTACGAGAGCGACCGCCGACAGGCCGAACTGCGCTGGGCGCAAAACCTGCGGCAGTTCCTCGGCAAGTACGACTCAGAAGTCGAGAGTAAGATTCCAAAGGATCGGTCAAAGGCGTACCCGAAACTCACGCGCATCAAGTGTGTGTCGATGGTGGCGCGGCTGATGAACCTGCTGTTCCCTTCGACCGAGAAGAACTGGGGCATCGAGGCGTCGCCGGTTCCGAACCTGTCGGAAGCCGATCTCAACACTGTGCTGCAGAAGCTGCAGGGTGATCCGAACAACCCGAACCCGGATGTCGATGACGCGGCGATCACCAACGCGGTGTTGGAGTTCGCCCGCGAGCGCGCAAAGAACCTCGAAACCGAGATCGAGGACCAGCTTACCGAGATCGGTGGAGCCAAGACGGTTGACTACATCGCGCTGTGCAAGAAGGTGCTGATGTCAGGCGTGATGTACGGCATGGGCGTGTTGAAGGGGCCAATGGCGAGGGCAAGAAAGCAACGGCGTTGGCAGCTCAACCCCGATACCAATCAGGTTGCGGCGGTCACGGAAGCGATTCTGATTCCGCAGTTCGAGTTCTGTCCGCTGTGGGATTACTACCCCGACATGAGTGCGAAGTATCTGCACCAGATGGACGGGCAGTTCCAGCGCATCGTGATGTCGCGGCAGCAGGTGCGCAAGCTCGCCGACAACAGCGAGTTCATGGGCGCGGCGATCAAGGGCTACCTGCACGATCACACGGGCGGCAACTATACGCAGAAGCTGTTCGAGTCGGACATCAAGGCGCTAGGTGTGCACCTCAACACGCCCGCGAACAACGACCGCAAGTACGAGATCATCGTGTGGGACGGCGCGCTGTCGGGACACTACCTCAAGGGTTGTGGCGTCGATATACCCGACGAGAAGCTGTCGGACATGGTGCAGGCGATTGTCTGGTGCATCGACAACACTGTGATCCGCGCGACGCTCAACCCGTGGGCCATCGTCGGTGAGGAAGATGTCATTAGTTCGTACCACCACTTCATCTTCGAGGAAGATGAGGCCGGGCTGATGGGGAACGGACTCCCGTACATCATGCGCGACTCCCAGCTTGGCGTAGCGGCGTCAGCGCGCATGATTCTCGACAACTCCGGGGTGGTCTGTGGGACCAACCTCGAAATCAACACGTACTTGTTGCGACCGGATCAGGACTTGGAGAGCGTGCACGCGTACAAGTTCTGGTACCGCGATGATGAGTCGCCGCAGACGCAGAACATTCCGGCAGTGCGTCCGGTCGCGCTCGACAGCCACGTGGACGAGCTGCTGAAGGTGAACGAGCTGTTCTGCAAGTTCGCCGACAGCGAGACGTTCGTGAACCCGGCCACTGGCGGCGACATGCAGCAGGGGCCTAGCGAGCCATTCCGCACGGCAGCGGGTGCGTCGATGATCGAGGGCAAGGCAGCGTTGCCGTTCAAGGATGTCGTGCGCAACTTCGACATCTTCACCGAATCAGTGATCGGCTCACTGGTCACGTTCAACAAACACTTCAACCAGAAGAAGTCGATCCAAGGCGACTTTCAGGTGGTGTCGCGCGGCTCAACCTCGCTGATTGCGAAGGAAGTGCGCGGCATGGCAGCGGACGATCTGGCGCGTTCGGTGACGCCGGGCGAGTCGCTGTATGTGGACTGGCGCAAGCTGCTGCAGGAGCGCGTCAACGTCCGCGACATGAACCCGAACGTCGTGGTGGACGATGCGGAAGCGAAGCGGCGTGAGGACGGGCAGGCGCAGCAGCAGGCGCAGCAGCAGAAGTTGAACGAAGAAATGGTCCGCGCCGAGATTCGCAAGACGCTGGCCGAAGCGGTGAAGAACCTCACGCAAGCCGACAAGAACGCTGCGGCGAGCGAGGCCACTGTGTACAACGCCATTCTGCTTGGCTTGGAGAAGGGCGTCGCACCCGACGAGGTTGCGGCGGCGCGTCAGGGCGCAGGAGTGCCGGAAGGTGTTACCGCGATCCACGAGTTGAAGCATCCGCCGAAGCCGCCCGTCGCTGCCAAAGGAGGTAGCAAGTGAGCACTAGAGATCGTGAAGTAGAGCTGCGCGACATACTCCGTTCAGCTCGAAGCGAACCTGTGGGGATGGCCCTCGAAGGGATATGCAGCCTTGACTTGGAGCGCATCAAGTCACGGCTGCTCGATGCGCCGTCAACCGAAGTGGATGCGCTGCAGGGAGAGGGGCGTGCGATACGGCGCATACTTAAATATCTAACAGAGCGTCCTCTGCCACAACCTACAAGGTTTGACAACGACGTACCAACTAATCTATAAGGCTACCTCATGGCAGACAAACCAGCAGTTCCGGCGGTCCCGGCAGAACCGGAAAACTCCTACGACGCAATGTCGTCGGTGTTCGACACGCTGCTCGATCCGTCAACCCCGGAGGGTGAAACGCCCCCAGCGGAGGTTACAACCCCGCCGGTTGAACCGAAGGCCGACTTCAAGCCGGGCGTAGTCCCGGTCAAGCCGAAGGACGAGACGCCGCCCGCCGAGACGCCGCCCGCCGAGACGCCGCCCGCCGAGACGCCGCCCGCCGAGACGCCGCCCGCCGAGACGCCGCCCGCCGAAGACACGGAGCTGCGGGATCGTCTCGCGGCGCTGGAAGCCAAGACTGCCACACCCCCGGCGGCTGAAGCCCCGCCCCCGGTGGAGACGCCGCCCCCGGATCAGGGACCGCCGCGTGAAATCTACGCGCCGGATGAGAAGGAGTTCCTGACGGCGTACCAGAAGGAGTGGCCGGATGTGTCGAAGGGCGAGGCGCTGCTGCGTCGCGCCGAGTACCAGCAGCTCGTGACGCACATCTTCAACGAGGTTGCGCGCGTGTACGGGCCGCTGGTCGAGCGCGGTGTGCAAGCCGCCGAGACCGTGGGCGACACGACGACACTCGCTGCGATACGCGAGGTGCACAACGACTACAACGATGCGATGTACGAAGATGTAGTGGGCTGGGCGGATAGCCTGACGGGCTACCGCAAGAAGCTCGCGCAGGGCGTCATCGCGGAAGGCGAGCCGCAGGATGTGATCGACTTGATCTCGGAGTACAAGTCGGCGAAGGGCTTGAGCAAACCCAAGGTCGTGGTTACGACGCCCGCAGCCACGCCAGCAACACCAGCAGTGACCGAACTCTCAGCGACAGCCAAGAAAGCGGCCAAGGCGCTCGGTGTGGTCGATTCCAAACGATCTGCAGCTACCCCCCAAGGCAGTGATCCCGACGATTTCGATGGGGCGTGGGAAGAAGCTGTCGGCAAGTAACGACTCAACCTAACGAGGAAACATCATGGCCCAGCAAGTCAACTATGGCGACATCTCGCCCCGTACCGCAGCGTACGTCATCAAGGAACTGCTCACGCGAGCGATGCCGTACATGGTGATCGAGAAGTTCGGCCAGAACTATCCGATCCCGACCAACAGCACCAAGACCGCGAAGTTCCGCCGCTACTTCCTGATCGGTACGACAGGTGCCAACGCGGGCAACTCGTTCTCGGCGGTCAATGGCGTGCAGAACCCGTTCTACACCCCGCTGGCGCTGACGCCGCTGGTCGAAGGCGTGACGCCCGCTGGCAACCGCATGAACAGCGTGGATTACACCGTCACGCTGAATCAGTACGGCGACTACGTGACGATCACCGACGTGGTGATGGACACGCACGAGGACCCGGTGCTGCGTGAAGCGACGGCCATCATGGCGGAACAAGCCTCGATGACCATCGAGACGGTGCGCTTCAACATCCTGAAGGCCGGGACGAACGTGTTCTACGGCAACGGCTCGACGCGTGGTGCGGTCAACACGACGATTACGCTGAACCTGCAACGGTCGATCACGACGAGCATCCTGCGCCAGAACGGCAAGATGATTACGTCGGTAGTGAAGTCCACTCCCGACTATCGGACGGAGCCGGTCGAAGGCGCGTTCATCGCGCTGTGCCATCCCGATCTGGAAACCGACATCCGCAGCATGGCGGGCTACATCAATCCGAAGCAGTACGGCACGACCACGCCGTACGAGAACGAGATCGGTGCGGTCGAGCGCGTGCGTTACCTGACCAGCACGATTTTCACACCGTGGACGGATGCGGGCGGGTTGAAGCTCGCCATGCGGTCTACCGGCGGTACCAACGCCGACGTGTACCCGATCCTGTTCATCGCACGCGACGCGTACGGCATCGTTCCGCTGAAGGGCAAGGACTCGCTGACCCCCATGGTCGTGAATCCGAAACCGGCGGCTGGGGACCCGCTCGCACAACGTGGCACGGTGGGTTGGAAGGCGTGGCAGTCGGCCATCATCCTGCAGGATGCGTATCTCGTGCGTGCTGAAGTCGGCGCGACGGCCTAATCAATCTAGGGGCGGGGCGGCGTAAGCGTAAGTCCCCCTCTAAACCAAGGAGATTGATATGACCGGATTTATCCAAGCATCACTGCTCTCGCCTGAAGAAAAGGCGATCATGGAGAAGCTGCTGCTCACCGGCCTCGATTCTGCGGGGACGCTTCCCGTCGTCGCTGGATTGACCGCGCAGGAGTATGGCTCCCCGGCGGCAGGAGGGGTCCACACGACTGTCCTGACGATGAAGAACATGCCCCTGACGTTTCGGGATACTCAGCAGGGGGGTGGTGTCAAGGTGTACACCTTCCCGAAGGGTAAACTGATCCGGTTGGGAGCTTCAGTCGAGAACTTGCAGATCGTTACTGCGTCGGATGTTGCGACTACGTTGAACGCAAGCATCACCGGGAATTTCGGTGTGGGTTCGACAACGCAGGCGAGTGCAACGCTGGCGACGACGGAACAGGACATCGTTCAGGTGACCGCCTTCACGTCGAGCGCGACAACTGGCGCTGGTCCTACACCAGTGCGGGCGTACGGTGCCGCGAATCTGACGGTGCTTGACGGTTCGAGCACGGCTATCGACGCCTTCTTCAATGCTGCTTGCGTTACGGCGGGCGACGTTGATGCGGATGCGTCGCTGCTCATCAACGGCGTCATCACGATCAACTGGATTCGCACGTAGTTCCACCTATCTTTTCTGACAAGGAACCACCATGGCTCTCACGACCAACACCCAAGAAGTTTCCGCAGGTGTCGTCAATCACAGCAGCGGTTTGCTGGTGAACGATGCTGGCGGGGCAGTCTCCGTTACGCTGAACGTCGGGTTTCTTCCGCGCGTGTTTCGTGTCGTCAACATCACCGACCGGATCACGTACGAGTGGTACACCGGCATGACGAATCCCGGCGCGGTGAAAACCGCCGCTGCGGGTACGCGTACGTTGGAAACGACGGAAGGCGTTACCATGGGCACTGCGGCGCTCGGCACTGGCGGGCAGGTGACGATTCCGGCGACGATCATTCTCGCGTCCAAGACGTTCGCGTGGGAAGCCATCGCCTAATCGCTCGGCGTTAGGGGGAGGGGGCTTCGGCCCCCTCAACCTGAAAGGGAGAGTCATGAGCGAGACTGTCTGTCGTATCGAGAAGTTGACGAACGGGTACACCGTCGAGATTCCCGACGCCGCCGTTCAGAAGGCCAACAAGAACCCCAAGACTCCATGGAAGGACCCGTGGAAGGAGTACGCGTTCGCAACGGCGGCTGAAGCCTCGGCGTTCGTGACGCAGCATCTCGATGGGTTGGAACCGCCCGACGAGGATATGGGGACCGAGTTCGCACGTGCCACCAACGAGAAGGATTGACATGGCCAAGAAAGACATCGGCGAATTGCTCGCCAGTGACGACGAAGTGCAGGCGCTGAAGCCGCGCGGCAAGAAATCGGAACTCATCGATCAGCCGGGTGCAGTTCCCGTGCTCAAAGAAGCCACGATGACCATCGCGCTCGAAGAGAACGACAACATCCCGCCGACTGGTCAGTTCATCGCGCTTAACGGGCGTACGTGGATTCTGCGACCCGGCGAAGCGTGCGAGGTGCCCATGGGCCTCGTGAACGTGCTGAACGACGCGGTGATGTCTGTGCCGAACGTCGATCCGGTCACGAAGCAGATCGTCGGGTATCGACAGAAACTGCGGTTTCCGTACCGTATTGTGCAGCTCGCGGCGGCGTAAATCATGAACCTCGAAGCCTTGCTCGGCGAGCTTCGGGGGAACGTACTGCGCGATGATGCGGTTCTAGCTTCGGGTCCCGATGATCAGCTTTGGTCCGATGACACGCTAATCCGCTACATCAACGACGCGTATCAGCGGTTCTCGCGTCAGACGCTCGCGCTGCGGGACGCCAGTACGCCAGAGGTGGTTGAAGTCACCTTGGCGGCTGGCGTTTCCACGTACGATCTCCACGAATCAGTCTTGTCGGTTGTGTCAGCGAAGTACGACACCGACAATTTCGATCTGCAGCGGATCGGGCGGTCGCTCGTCAATTCTTCGCCGGTCAACGACCCGCCATGGTTCGACCCATCCACGGTTTCGCAACTGAACCCCGGTCGTCCTCGTGCGTTCAACACCGACGAGACGGTGAGCGTGGATGTCGCAGGTGGGGTCAATCTGAAGGTGTGGCCTGCGCCGTCGGCGACCGAGGACGGTAAGACGATCTACCTGCGCGTGGCACGTAAACCGCTGGAGTTGTTTTCTATCTCCAAGCTGGCGCTTGAATGTGAGCTGCCAGTCGAATACCAGCTCGACATGCTGGAGTGGGCGGCGTATCGCGCGTTGCGCAACTCCGACATCGATGGGCACAAGGAAGCAGCCGAGAAACACGAGACTCGCTTCAAGGATGCGGTCGCAGAGGTTCTGAAGGACATGCGCCGCAAAATGTTCGCGCCAATGACATGGCGTTTCGGCGACAACGGTTTTGCTTGGGATAGCTAATCATGGCTGGCTACACACACGAACGATTCCCTTCGATGTCGGAAGTGGTGTACGGCAAGAGTAAGGACACGCCGGTTCCGCTGGACATGCAAATGCGGGCCATGCTGCAGAACACTGGGTTTTCTACCGTACCGTCGTCAACACGCAACGCAGTTGCGACGGCGATGGATACGACGGCTGATGCGCCTACGGCAGATAACCCGGCGCTGAATCGCCCCAACTACCCAACCGAACTCGCGCAGTCGCAGCAGAATATGCCGAACGGCAGCGTCAAGACGGTGTATCAGGACTCAACCTATCCGGGTGCGGAACCACAGGGCGCGGACGTAGTGCCATCTGCGCAGCGACCGAACATTCAGTTCGCGCAGTTTCCGCAGGGTGGTGGCAGCGACTTCAACACGGTGCAGAGTGGTGTCAGCGGCGGTGGTGGAAACGGCCTATTCTCGCCCGGCATCTCGTCGCAGATGCAGGACTTGTACACACGCTCGAACGCGCTTCTGTCGTCACGCTCCATGGTTGATAACTGGCGTGGTCGCCAGCTCGCCAAGATGCGCGACCGGATGATGTTAAGCGAGGCCGCGATGGGCAACACGCGCGTGGGTGCGGCGAACGCGCAAGCCAACATGCTGGGCGCGCAGTCGTCGGCGCTGCGCGCCGCGAACGAAGTGCCGCTCGCCATGATGGGTGACTACACGCAGCAGCGTGGACAGGACGTTCAGGGCAACATCGCCAAAATGCACGATTCCACGCAGCGGTACGGTATCGACTCGACGGCGGCGACGCACGCGAATGCAACGCAGGCGATGCAGCGAATCCATCTGAGCGACATCCTGCGTGGCGAACAGCAGGCGGCGGGGCTTGCTGAAGGCGATATTGGCGCGGTTCACGATACGACGGCAGCGTTCAGTGCTACGCAGCCGCGCATCCCGCCGGTCGGTAAGTTCGATTTCAACCCGATGAATGGTGGCGGTGTACATATCGGGCCGGATGGGAAGCTCACGTTCTATTCGCAGAAAGACATAGACGCGGCGTCTAAGAAAGACAAGAAGAACGCCGCTGCTACCGCGATCTATGGGAATAAGTAATGGCTGGTCTCGATCTTTCCACGCTCGGGTTACCGGCGTTTCCGCTTGCGCGTAAGAAACCTGCGCCGGTTGTAGAACCGGAGGTTGACCCGTACGACAAGCTGACACCCGCCCAACAGGCGATGGTGGATAAGCAGATCGAGCTGCAGGATCAACCACGTGGTGCGCTAGGCGAGATCGGCGCGGGGGTGATGCGGGGTGTGTTCTCCGAAGTCCCGAAGATGGTGGGACAAGGACTGCAGTGGTTCAACCTTCCCGGTAAAGGTCTCCGCGACTACGCGGAGATGCAGAATGCTCAGTACGCGGAGGACCTGAACCCCGACGCGCATAACGCCGTCACAAACGCATTCGCGCAGGGTGGGGCGATGTTGGCTCCCAGTCTGTCGGCGATGGCGGCAGTGCCGGTGGCGCTCGCTGCAGGCGCTACCCCCATGGGTGCGATGGGGATCGCGGGTGCTGCGGGTGGTGCGCTGTTTGGCGCGTCGCAAGCACAGGATACCTACGAGAAGGCGATCAAGGCGGGTAAGACGCCGGAAGAAGCGCGCAGGCTTGGCTTCAAGACTGGGGCGATTGAGGGTGTTGGTGAGACGGTTGGTACGATGGTGGGCGGCAAATTCATCAGCGCCGTACCAACGCTTCTCGGCAAGAAACTTACGGTCGATGCCGCGCTCAAGACTGCGCGCAATCCACAGTTTCTGCCGACGCTTGCGAAGGACTTCGCCAAAACCGCTGCGGTTGAGACCAGCACGGAAATGGGCCAGAACTACGGCGAAGCCGCCGTGGAGAAGGCCGCAGGTATCGACAACACTGATCCATGGAAGGCCGCGACATCGGCGGTAGGTCCGGTGCTGGCGATGACAGCGTTCCTTGGACCGTTCGGTGCGATGTCACTGCGTCGCCAGCAGAACCAGAACAAGAACGCGCTTAACACCATTGACCGGGTTGACTCAACTGCTGCTGAGACCAACGCAGCAGCAGCGCAGCTCGCACCGTCGATTGAACCGTTGGTGGGCAAGGAACAGTTCGCACTGTGGCGTTTGGACCGAGTAAAGAACGCCAAGTGGTTCGATGAACAGTGGAACGACATCGGCGTTACGCAGGCGCAGCAAGACGCGAACCAAATTGAGGCGGATGCGCGTGTTGCGGCTCGCCCCACTGCGGAGTCAGTCGCGCGTGGTTACATCGTCAACACGCAGCCCGGTGTGCTGTCGTTTGCAGACTGGCTCAAGCAGACCCCGGATGATGGGCTGAAGCTGGCCAAGGGCAAGACGACCAGAGCTGGGCAGCGTGAGGCGTATCGGTTGTACGTCGATCAGGAGCTGGCGCAACGCGGCGATCTCGCAAGCGCGGAGCAACGCGGTGTGGTCGCGCCACAGGATCAGCTCGATCTCAATGCGGAGCCGGGGTCGAGTATTCCGCCGGTCGAGCAACGCCCGTTCGCGCTGGAGCCGTCACCCCGGCAAGGCGGCAACATCGAGCCGGTCGAGACTATCCCGTTCACTCCGCGCAATGACGCGCAGGGCGAACTTGACTTACAGCCGGTGCTGAACCGCCCGGCGGGGGAGCGTCCATCCCCGCTTTGGAGCACGCAGAAGGCAGAGCAAGCGGCTACGCCAACGGCCATGGCGCAGGCGCTGGAAGCGGCAGGTGTGCGGCGGGGCATCGAGACACAGGCGGCGTATAAGGCGCGGCTGGAGGAAGTCTCCAGAAGTACGCAGCAGGCAGAAGCGCAGAAGGCGCGCGATCTCGCCAAGCTGGCGAAGCAGCCCGGCAATCAAGCGGCGCTGGAGCTTCCCCCAGTCTCGAACCCGGTTGCTCGCGCTGAAGCCGAACGGCAGCTTGCCATCAACGGCAACACGCCGATCACTGACGCCGGGCTGAAGAATGTAGCCCGCGTTGCGGTGACGAACGCAGGGACCGAGTACAAAGGCCAAGTACGCAAGAAGATCGAGATGGCGCTGTCATCCGCATCGGGTAAGAAGATGTGGATGCAGCAGCTTGTGGCGTTGCGCAAGGCCCGCGACGCCATGACCGAGAACACAGTCAGCCGCGACGCGATGAGCGCCGTGATCGACCACCTCACCAGTGGTACCCCCACGCTGCCGCTACCGGCGGCGCAACTTTCTCAGGAGAACGCACATGGCACTCCCAGCGAAGTTCCTCAAGGGCAAGTCGGCTCCCTCTTCCAAGACCCCCTCGTCAATGGGCAAGGGCAAAGGAATGCCGAAGCCCAGCGCAATGATGAAGGGCAAAAGCAAAGCCTGCTGACGCCCGCACCCGCTGCAGCGCCGGGGGTAGGCGAAGCCGTTTCTACTCCCCTTGCGGTGGAGTCCCCCCCGGTTGCTGCACCCGTTGCGAAGAAAACCCAAGCGACGGTGCAGGCCGCGCGAGCGGAGCCACGTCGAATGAGTTTGCTTGCGGAAACTCCGCAGGTTAAGGTCGAGTCCACTGGGGAAGAAGTTCCGTGGGGCGCGTTCTCGTTCACTGCGCCGGATGGGACGATCTCATACGACACGCCCACGACGGCGCAGAGTAAGTGGCAACTGCGTGCAAAGACTGCGCGAGCGGCGGAACGTGCGCGCAATTTGGCCAAGCATTACGCGCTTGAGGAAGGGCGCAACATCCCCGTGGAACACCAACGGAATGTGCCATCGTCCAGTCAGTTCGCGTTCGAGTACTACAACTTCCTGCCTGAGAAGGGTATCGGCAATTCGCTGAATGCCACGTGGACGACGGACTTTGCCAACGCCGTGAATATGGCGGAAGGAAAAAATTCAGCGGGCACGCGCGTCAAGTTCGATGCAACCGAGAAGGTTCAGGCAGCGCGCGACAAGGCTAATGCCACTGCTGCGTTGGAGTGGCTGAAGGCGTACGACCCTGCGGAATACGCGGCTGGCATGGAGCGCGTCAAACAGTTGGAATCGATCTACCTGCGCGATAGCGTCGTGCACGCCGAGATCGAACGGCTGCGGAAGAACAACAAGCAGAAGCACTATGACGCGTATCTGGCCGAGTTGTCGGATAAGCGTGGCGGTGTGGTGCAGGTGTCGAAGATGTCGAAGGCTGAGAAGGCTGCGTTCGACGCCGAAGTGGATCGTCGTACGCGTATGGACCCGACGCTGGATAATCTGCATGCGGAGCTTCCCAACTACACGTACTCGCAATCGCTTGCGCAGGAGCTTGGGCGAGGCAATCTCGACCGCGTGCTGCAGTTACTGGAGACGAGCGCGCCGTCTGAGTGGCTTCGGTCCATGGCGCATATCCTTCGTGGATTAAGTCTGAAATCCCCTGTCAGGTTGGCCGGGACCGTCGCGCGTGACAAGGATGGTAACCGAGTCTACGGACGGTATCACCACGTCAATGGGGGGATCAGCATCTACCTCGGAGGTGAGAATGCCCATACTGTCATCCACGAAGCGACGCACGCGGCGACAGTTGCTCGTATTGCGTTTGCGAAAGCGGCTGAGAAGATTTCTTGGATGGTTCGTACCGTCGAACAGAAAGCGGCGGTCGCGTCACTGAACGAGCTGCGCGACCTCATGGCGCGTATCAAGGAGCTGAATCCACCCAGCGCCTACGCGTTCAAGAACGAGGAAGAGTTCGTCGCGGAAGTTCTGTCCAACGACAAGTTCCAAGACTGGCTAAGCACGCAGGTGTCGCAGGAGCTGTCGCTGTGGCAGCGCGTCAAGAACTGGTGGAACGGGCTGTTTGGTCGCACTACCACTGAGGTTGATTCGATGTGGGAGCATGCGCTGCGGCTCTCCATTCCGTATCTCAGCAATTCGCGGTTTGCTGCGAACAGTGCGTTGACGTTCGAGCATTCCGTGACTGGCGCGTTCTCGCAAGTGGACTTGACGGTCGGTGCGCTTACGAAGCAGTACGAGCGGTTCGCAGCAGACCACAAGTTCGTTGGTCAGCTTGGGGAGAAGGCGCGCAGCGCCATGCTGTCGTTGTCCACGACGTTCAATCTCGCGCAGATGATCGACCGCGTGCCCGCGTTGCGGCCCATGGTTGATGGCGTGCGAGACTTCATGTTCGCCGATTCGACCAAGACGACGATGCGGCAGAACAAGCAGTTGGAGTTTTCCAGCGTGCTCAAGCCGCTGGACATGCTGCTGGCGAAGATGCCTCGGCAGCAAGCTGAGAAGATGAACCAGCGGCTGATGCAGTTCGCGGGTGAGCAGAGCGTGCTGAACATCGATCTGAACAAGAACTTCGATGAGAATCTTCGGCGCAACAAGGAACTTGATCCTGAACTGCGCAGCTACGTGAACCAGCTCCACGCCGAGTACATGCGTGTCGATCCCGCGTTGCGCAAGGTGTTGGAAGATTCGGTGCGCGTGTTCCGCAAGAACTACATCCAGCAGACAGCGCAGACGTTGGTTGGAATATTGCGTACACATACGGAGAGTGAAACCAACATCTCTCCGGCGGTGAAGTTGCTGGACATTCAAAGCCCCGATTTTGGTAAGGGCGTGAACCCGCGCCCCGACTATTACTTTGACGCATACTCAGCCGACTTGGATAAGACGCTGCGTGGGGTATTTGAGCACCTTGGTACTGAGATCGGGGAAGCGAAGTCGTTTTTGGGCGAGGAAGTGAGGCAGGTGGAGAAGTTGTATCACCTTGCGGTGGCGAACCCGTACCAACACCTTGGTCGTTCTGGTGACTACTTTGTCGAATTTTCCGCGCTACCGGGTGAGGTGCATTGGCAAGCGGTGCAGCAGGCGCTCGCGTCGTTCGGCAAGGTGATCGGAACACCGAATCAGAATCGTGTGTTTATGCGCTTCGAGGACCCCGCGCGCAGGAATGCAGCGGCGGCGGCAGTGAAGTCCATAAGCGAGCACATCGAGCCGGATACTATGCGGGCGGGTAGTCTCGCCAATAATGACGACCTGTACGCGCTTACCAAAGGACTCCCGCATGTGGCGCAGATGCTGATCCGGCGCGTGCAGGCAGCATTCCCCGGAGCACAGGGCGAAGAACTGCGGCTATTCATGACGAAGGAGCTGTTGAATCTGCAGCCAGATACATCACCAGCGAAGGCGCTTGCGCAGCGTAGGGGCGGTGGTATCGCTGGCTATGACGCGGACTTCCGACGTAGCTTCGCCAAACGCTCCATCGGCATGTCCACAATGCTGTCGAATGCGTACACGATGCCGATGTACGACAAGGCGTTCGAGAAGTTGAAGGATGAAGCCAACCGCTTGCGCAATCCGGGTTCGGACCCGAACACGCAGGACGTGGCGCAAGCAGTGGTTACGGAATTCGGAAAACGATTTGCCAACAGTCTCAACCCGGTAGATTCACCCATCATCGACATGATGAAGTCTGGTGGATTTAACTTCTACCTTGCCGCCAGCCCGGCGTTCGTCATGGTCAACCTGATGCAGCCGTACCACCTGACGTTGCCGTATCTAGGTGGACGCTACGGGTTCGTGGCCAGTGCCAAGGAGATGGGGCGTTCATCCGCCAAGGCTTTTGGACTCGTGCAGGATGCGGTCAAGGCGGGGTGGGCGGCTGGTCAGGCTGCGGGTGGTGTTGGTGGGGCTGTGCACGGTGTGCTTGACCTTACGCTGCGGCTCGACCAGTCGAAATTGTCGGTGGGCGAGAAGGACATGATTCGCGCACTGCTGGCCTCGGGGCAGCTCGACACGACGCAGAGTCATGAGCTGGGTCGGCTTGCTGAAGGTGAGTCGCGCACGCGCGCTTCAGTGATGAAGGGGTTGAGCGCGTTTAGTCACTATTCCGAAGTAGTTAACCGCCTGACGGCGGCGCTGACGTCGTACAACCTCGAAGTACGCAAGGAGGGGGACAGTGACGCGAAACGAGAACTCGCCTCTCGACATGCCATCGAGGCCGTACGCGCCACGCAGTTTGATTATTCTGACCACAATACGGCTCGTGCACTGGGCAGGCACGGCTTTGCTGGAAAGGTTACGCCGCTACTCGCGTCGTTCCAGAACTACTCATTTCAGGTGATGGAGTTGATGTACCGCATGGCCTACGACTCGCTGCGCGGGGAGACGGCTGAAGATCGCAGCATCGCGCGTTACCAGCTTGGTGGGGTGATGGCCACCACCAGCCTGATCGCGGGTACGCTGGGGCTTCCGCTGGCCTCGGTGATAACGCGGGTTGCTGATGCCATCCTCGGATCGGACGACGAGCCATCGGACATCAAGACGGCATATCGCAACTGGCTCTCTAGCGTTGTTGGTAAGGACGTAGGAGAAGCCATAGCGCGGGGCATTCCGCGCGCTGTGCTGGGGTTCGATACCAGCAATCGTGCCGGTCTCGCTGACGTTCTGCCGGGGTCCCGCTTCTTCGCAGATCGGCGCGTGTTCAAGGACAAAGTTGAAAGCGGTGCGCTCGATCTTCTCGGCCCAGCGGTAAGCGCGGGGCAGGACATGTTCGTCGGTTTAGGCAAGATCGCGGACGGCATGTTGATGGACGGACTGATCCAGATGACTCCGCTGGCGTTGCGGGGTCCGATCAAGTCAGTGAAGATGGGCGATACCGGGTACACTACCGCTACAGGTAACAGGTTACCCATGGAGGTTACTCCATGGGCGTTGTTCGTGCAGGGTGTAGGATTTACCCCATCGGTTAAGGCAGAACAGTCTGAGGTTAACTTCGCCATGCGGCAAATGGAAGGTCTGCTGAAGCAGCGTAAGACTGTGCTGTCGAATCAGTATTTTCGCGCAGCAGAAAGTGGTGAGGACACCACCCAAGTTCTGCAAGACGTGTTGGCGTTCAACACACAGAACCCACAGTTTCGTATCGACGTGGGTTCGGGTATGAGCGCGCGTGCGAAAGCACGTGCTGTCGTTGACATTAGCGGTACCGACATTGCCACGCTGCCGCGCTATCTGCCTTTGATGGAGCGGTACTCTTATGCCAACACCAAATGAGCGGGACATGACCACACTACAAGTTCAATCTGAAGAGTCCAGTAACGGACTCAAGACTCGCTCCGAGTGGACGATGATTAAGGAGATCGTCGGTACATTCGTGGGTATCAGCCCGTTCATTATTGCGCTTGTAATTTGGGGGTCAAGCATTAACGAGCGAATTCGCGTTGTCGAAGTTCGCACGGATCATGTAGAGGCAACTTCGCGTAGGCACGAACTGGAAGCAACAGAACAGCGCCGAGAGTTGCTTGCTCGCATGGATCGTATCAGCAGTCAAATCGAAGTTCTGCAGCAACTTGTTGCAGGGCAGAACGGGCTGCGGATAAATCAAAAATGAGCGCGCACCGTGTTTCTATCTGCATGACGCTGCGCCATATCAGCCCGCCATTCGATGCAGGCAAGACTGTCGAGCTTACGTGGCAGCTACCGTCCTGCGGCGAAATTTCCGGGGGTGGTGAAATGACGTGGCGGGTGGACGCCTGCGACGCTGGTCTCTACATGATCGGGGATAAGTACGTGATGCAAGCGACGAGGACATCGTGAGTACGAAACGACAGCAGGCGGTTGAGTTCTTCATCCAGTATGGGTGGTCGCTGGAGCAGTCGGCAGGGCTTGTTGCCAACTTCGAGGCAGAGAGCGGCCTGCGTCATGACGCGGTGGGTGACGGTGGCTTAGCCTACGGGATTGCGCAATGGCACCCTGATCGTCAGGATGGATTCGAGGCGTTGCTGGGCAAGCCCATTCGCGGGTCGTCGCTGGAGGATCAACTTCACTGGGCGCACGCGGAGCTGCAGAGCACAGAAAAACGGGCGGGCGATGCACTTTCCCGATGCACAACCGCAGCCGCAGCCGCAGATGTGATATGTCGCCTATACGAGCGTCCCAAGTATCCTGACAAAGATGCTGCGATACGAGCGGAGCTGGCTGAGCGCATCTTCAACGAGTTCAATCACAGCGTCGTATCGGAACTACCACCACATCCACCAGCGGGACAAGAAATTCCAGTTCAACCAGAAGGGGAGACGAACATGGGTGCAGGACTATTGATGGGGCTGATCCAAGCAGTGATCGGCGGCTTCGCTCCGCTTGCGCGGCAGAAGGTGGAAGGCGCGCTGGAAAAGCATGGCGGCGATCCGACTGCGGCCACGGCGATCATAGACGGTGTGCTGAGCGCCATTGCCACGGCCACGGGCACGAACACACAAACCCTGCGGGATGATCCGAAAGCTGCCATCGCTGCCGTTAACACGGTGCAGGCGAACCCCGTCATGATGCAGGCGGTGGAGCGTGATGCACTGGCTGAACTCGACAAGCTGGCCCCGGTGTTGACGCAACTGCATCAGTACAGCAAGGAAGAGTGGGCGGCGGAAGAGGACTCGAAGCAGGCGGCGTTCCTGCGCAATAAAGAGGACCCGTCGCAGAACATCCAGAAGCCGATGATGACGTTCACGATGACGCTTGTGGGGATGATTACGGTTTTCACGGGCGCGCTATTGGGCCTGCAGATGTATCTGAACGACGGTGTTGAACCTAACGGGCAGATCATCATTCTGTTCGTGATGCTCGCTACCACCTTCGTCAACATGCTGCGTACGCAGAACGACTGGGGCTTTGGTTCGTCGCGGTCAAGTGCGGGCAAGGATGAGACGATCAAGCAGATGGCGAAGTTGAAGTAGGAGAACGGCATGGCCGCGAAGAAACAGAATTTTGTAATCCTGCAGGGTGAAACTTTTCAGCGGGTCATCCGCTGGGAGACGCCCCCGTTCGTGTACAAGGCGATTACTGCGATTTCGCGGGCTGCGCCTGTGGTCATCACCGCGACCGGGCACGGGCTGACTAACGGCTGGCGTGCTGCGGTAGTGAGCGTGCTGGGCATGACCGACATCAACGCCAAGCACTCGCCCCCGCGTGAGTCGGAGTTCCAACAGGTAACCGTAGTTGACCCGAATACGGTGTCGCTGAACAACGTGAACAGCGCCATTTTTTCTCCGTACACATCTGGTGGGTACCTGCAGTACTACACGCCGGTCAACCTCGCAGGATACATTGCGAAGATGGAGATCAAGGATAGGGTGGGTGGGACGGTCCTGATGACGCTGAGCAGCAATCTCGGCGACAACCGTATCCTACTGGACCCGTCGGGGAATACAATCACACTCAACATCGCGGCTGCGGACACTGTGTCGTCGTTGCTGACATGGACGAAGGGTGTTTACGATCTGGAGATGACAGGGCCGTCTGGTGCGGTAACGCGTATCTTCACCGGCAACATCTCCGTGTCTAAGGAAGTTACGACATGACGCAGGCGTTGTGTACGAGCTTTAAGGTAGAGTTGTTTCGTGCGGCGCACAACTTTTCGGCGTCGGGAGGGCACACGTTCAAGTGCGCGCTTTACACATCGTCGGCGGCACTGGATGCCACCACCACTGCCTACTCTTCATCCAACGAGGTTGCACATGCGAACTACACTGCGGGAGGGTTCCCACTCACCAATGTGGACTCTAGTGCGTCTGGTACGACTGCTATGCAAACCTTCAGCTCTAACCCTACATGGAGTAGTGTATCCTTTACGGCGAGTCAAGCCCTGATCTACAACTCGTCGGTGAGTAACAAAGCTATTGCGGTGCTTGATTTTGGTGGGAACCAAACCGTAACGAATGGCACGTTTACCGTCAACCTACCGCCGGTAACTGCTACTACAGCATTACTGAGACTTGTTTAACCAAAGGGGATAACCATGAGCAACGAGCTGGTAACAACCGCGCTAGGTGAGCTTCCTGAATGTGATTTGGATGTTAAGCTCATCCCGCAGGAATCGAACGAACAGGTGTGGGTAATGGCACGTGAGTGCCGATACAAGGGAAGTAACCCGGAGTTGGCTGCGCATGTCGGCGAGATCGTTCGCCGGGATGTGTGGGCAACAATCAAATGCGGTCACAACATGACCGGCGAACAAGGAGTCTGAAATGGCAAATGCTGCCGCAATCTGCACGTCGTTCAAGGTCGAACTGCTCAACGCCGTACATCAGTTCGGTTCACCCACCATCACGTCGCGTACCAGCCTGACCGCGCCTACAGCGGATACGTTCAAATGCGCGTTGTACACCACGGCGGGGTCGATTGGTGCGAGCACCACGGCGTATAGCGCAACCAACGAGGTTTCGTCGGCCAATTACACGGCGGGCGGTGCTACGTTCACGTGGATTGCGCCCAACTCGTCCGGTACCACGGCGTTCACCACGCCGTCGGCGTCGATCTCGTGGACGAACGTCACGTTTACCACGGACTGCTGTCTGCTGTACAACAGCACGCAATCCAACAAGGCGGTCGCTACCTACGCGCTGGGCACCATTGGCGTCGGCCAGTCGGTGTCGGCGGGCAACTTCACACTGACCATGCCGACGAACGATTCGTCCACCGGTCTATTGCGTATCGCGTAAGAGCGTCAACAACTTGGGGGTATGTCGTGCCCATAGCATCTTCCACGCACACCCTCGGCACCGTGCAGGCGGATGGTCGCCGGTACGTTGTCGAGGACCATGTTGACGAGTTCTCGCGGCATCATCTTGTCGAGTACCTTGCAGCGAGTGATGCAGACTACGTTGCCATTCGCGCGGCACGGGCTACGCAAATTGGTCTGCGCTTGATTGCGAACGAGATTGAAGCTGCGTTGCTCGTTGATGCTGACCCTGTGCTGGAGTACGCCACGAAGCCAGACTTCGCGCCTGTCATGCGCGAAGCGTATCGCGACGCGACGCAGGTACAGTGCGCGTATCTGGCGAACTGGATCATCAATCGCGTGAATGCCGGATGGGTGACGGAGACTCAGGTGCGTAATGCGTTCGGCCTGACGGCGGGGCAGTGGACGACGCTCAAGGCGAAGATGCTTGCGCTGCGGGACAACTATTTGGCCGTGCAGTCTGCGGTGGGTGAGTAATGGCGAACGTCTATGTCAAATCAACTACAGGCAACGATGGGAATGGCGGAACATCGTGGGCGGACGCGAAAGGAACCCTTGTTGGAGCTGCGGCTGTTGCTGCGGCGGGCGACACCGTTAACGTTAGTCAGGCGCACGCGGAAACGGTCGCGTCGGCCATTTCCGCTAACTGGTCTACGGCAACCCTTGCGGCACCGATTTATGTGATTTGCGCCGATGATGGGGCTACCCCACCGACATCGGTAGCGGCAAGTGCTACTGTCACAACGACGGGCAATTCATCGATTACGCCGCGTAGTGGGGGCAAATCCGTATTCTTTTATGGCATTACATTTATTGTTGGTAGTGGCGCTTCCGGTACTGCGATTTTTTCGCTTGGCGGTGCTGTTGGATTCTCCACATACGACAATTGCAGTTTTCAACTGGCTACCACGGGAGCGTCGGCAAGCATTCAAGGTGCCGGTGGTGCGGCTGTTAATTTGTATAACTGCACATTTAAATTTGCCGCAACGGCACAAGGATTCAAACCGACGTCTGGCACGACTTTAAATGTATACGGCGGTTCTTTGTTGTCCGGTGGAACTAGCCCGACGGCGTTGGTTGTGCCGCAAACATCAGCGGGGATCGCGCCGATGATATTTGATGGTTTCGATATTTCTGCCGCCAGCGCAACCATAAATATGGTTGGTTCGGTTTTGGGGGGAGCGCGCGTTACTTTCAAAAATTGCAAACTGCCTACAAGTTGGTCGGGGGTATTGTTGTCGGGAACGGTGGAGCCTGATGTGCGTGTGTCGATGTATAACTGCGACTCGGGCGCAACGAATTATCGACTTTTGATCGAAGATAGTTGCGGCACCATAACGCACGAGACAACATTAATCAAAACTGGCGGCGCAAGCAATGGCACAACTGGCATTTCGTGGAAGTTAGTATCCAACGCCAACGCTACATTTGCGTCCCCCCTCCGGTCGGATGAAATTGTTATATGGAATGATGCGACCGGCAGCAGCAAGACTGTCACGGTTGAAATCTTGCATGATTCTGCTACCAATCTTAAGGATGATGCAGTGTGGCTGGAGGTTGCATTTCTTGGGTCGAGTGCCACGCCAATAGGTTCACGCAATACCGATTGGAAAGCCGACTTTTTAGCTTCCGCCGCAGATCAAACGACAAGCAGTGAAACGTGGACAACCACGGGTATGAGCAATCCGAACACACAGAATCTCTCGGTCACGTTCACGCCGCAGATGAAGGGATTTATCCACGCGAAGGTTTGCGTGGCGAAGGCGAGCTACACACTGTACGTTGACCCGATGCTCACGGTGACGTAATGGCCGCACAGCGCCAGATTCCCGGCGGGCCGTTTGTCAACGAAACGGCGACGGCACAGCGGCAGATTCCCGGCGGGCCGTTCGCTAATGAAACGTCGGGTGCAACGGGCGGTGGTGCAACCCTCGTAGGGCAGTCGTTAACCGTATCGGGTAACTCAGTAACGACTGGTGTTTCTTTTGCGCTCACCACACAAGCCGCGACTGTTGCACGAGGAACGATCACCCCCAGCGTAGGTGCAGGTGCGGCACTCACTACGCAAGCAGTAACAGCCACACCGGGCATATTCGGAACTGTATCTGGAACAACTTTAGCGACACAGGTAGCTTCGCTCGCTGCGGGGCTTCTGACTCCGGGTATTCAGTTCCAGCCGGTTGGACAAGCGACTACGGTCGCGGCTGGTACACTCGCAATAACGAAAGGCAGCACGCTGGCCGGGCAGGCAGCGACAACTGCGCAGCAGTCGTTAATCCCACGGGTTGACAAGGCGCTTACTACACAGGTTGCTACTACCGCGCAAGGGACGATCACCCCCAGCGCAGGTGCAGGTGCGACCTTAGTTGGGCAAGCATTAACTGCCGCACAGCAAGCACCTACCCCCGCGCTCGACAAGGCGTTGGCTGGGCAGGTGGCGACAACTGCGCAACAATCGTTAACCCCACGGATTGACAAGGCGCTTACTACCCAAGTTGCAACCACTGCACAAGGGGCGATTACCCCCAGCACAGATGCGGGTGCGTCGTTAGCCGGGCAAGCAGTAACCGTTTCGCAGCAATCGTTAACCACGCAAGTTAATAAGGCGCTGGCTGGGCAGGCGGCGACAACTGCGCAAACGGGGGCGACGCCGCTTCTCGGTGTAACGCCCACTACCCAAGCTGCGACTGTTGCGCAAGGCCCGCTCGCAGTATCGAAGGGCAGTACGCTCATTGGGCAGGCGGCGACGACCGCGCAGACTGGGCCGACAGCTCTTCTAAGCGTACCACTCACCACTCAAGCTGCAACCATTGCGCAAGGGACGATCACCCCGTTCACTGGCGCGGGCTGGGCGTTGCTTGGACAGGCCGCGACCGTTGCGCAACAGGCGTTAACTGCAAGGGTTGATAAGGCACTCGCTACTCAAGCTGCGACCATTGCGCAGGGGACGATCACTCCTGTTACCGGGATAAGCGTCGCGCTGATAGGGCAGGCGGTTGCCGTTTCGCAGTACACGCTGTCGGAAACAATCGGGGTGTTGCTGGCAGGATCGAATATCGTAGTTAGTGAGGGTGGGGTAGGCGTAACAACCTCGTTCAACGCAACGGTGGCGTTGCAGGGTCGCGGGCTTACCATCGCGCAAGGACAATTTATTCTGCACGCACTGACCATCGATGCGCTGAAGAACCCGCTGTTCGTGAATTCAACTGTTCCAGATATTTTCTTAGTTTAAAAGGATTACCGATGCCTCTCGCACTTGCTAACACCGACAACTTCGCCGCCAAGCAGGATGCGGGCACGGACGTTGTGCTCACGATCACCGGGGACGACCGCACGATCAGCGGCAACACCGATGCCTATGGCGTGTTCAAGTCGGGCACGATCACAGCATCGGCGGTGTCCTACGTCGCTCCCGCGAGCGGCCATGATGCGCTCATCACCGGCATCCAGATCAGCAACCCCGGCGCAACGGCGCGCACGGTCTATTTTTACCTGTGCAAAGGCGGCACTACCTACGACGCGACGACGCAGTGGGGAGCGGACATCGCGCTTGGTGCTGGCGAAGCTGCGGAGTGGCTTGATGGTCAAGGCTGGACTGTCTACAACTCGGCTGGCATCCGCAAGACTACGGGTGGTCCGACGATTGTGCGAGCGTACTTTGCCCCGGCGCAAGCCATCGGCGCGTCACGGGTCTACATGACAAACACCGGCATCACTATTCCGGCCATGTCGGCGGGCATGATTCTGCGTTGGGTGCTGTCACTCACCAAGACTGCTGCGGGCGCGGTTGCGCCGATTCTGGAATTGCTGGTCGGTGCGAATGGCACCACAGCGGATACAGCGCGGTTCGTCACAGCGACTACGGTATGGACGCAAGCGATGCTCGCGCAGAGTGCGGCGGTAGATCGTGCCACGTTGGAAGTTGAGTGTCATTGTGTCGGCGCTGGTGCGAGCGGGTCGTTGTGGGGTTGGTTCCGGCTTACTCACATGCTCGCCATCACCGGCTTCTCAACGGGCGGCTCGCAATCGGAAGGCGGCATCACTGGCGCGATTGACTTGAGCGCAGCAAACAACAAGTACGGGCTAGTGGTGACGGCAGGTACAAGCGCAGCGTGGACACTCGACGCCGTTCGTACGGAAATCTATACGCCGTAAGCCGTGTTCTCATTCAAGCTCTCTGATGCGTTCAGACTGCAACGCCGATTTCAGAGAGCGTGGACTCCTGCTGGTATTTCGTTTGCGCTTGTAGGACAGGCAGCAACAACGGCGCAACAGCCGTTAACTCCTGCGGTTGCTTTCGTCCCTGCCGGGCAGGCCGCGACATCGGCGCAGACGAACCCGACCCCCACTACCGCCTTCGTCCCTGCCGGGCAGGCCGCGACAGCGGCGCGGACGAACCCAACTCCTGCGGTTGCTTTCGTTCCTGTCGGGCAGGCCGCGACAGCGGCGCGAACGAACCCAACCTCTGCGGTTTTCTTCGTTCTTGTTGGGCAGGCTGCGACGACGGCGCAGACGAACCCGACGCCATCAGCTTCCTACGGCTGGACGTTGCTTGGGCAGGCTGCGACGACGGCGCAGACGAACCCAACGCCCGCAGTCGCCTACACCCCCGCTGGGCAGGCCGCGACGGCAGCACAGACAGGCCCATCCCTGCTGCTGGGGGCAACGCTGGCCGGGCTGGCGGTATCAGGGCAGCAGACGGCACTCACCACCGGGGTAGCCAAGGTTCTTGCTGGGATCGTAGGAACAACGGCACAGACGGCCTCGACCCCCGGCGTGGCATGGACACCGGTTGGGCAGGCCGCAACCCCCGCGCAGGGGGCAGTAGCCCCCTCTGTCGGCGCTGGTTGGGTGCTGGTTGGGCAGGCGGCTACGGCGCAGCAGACGCCCCCTACTGCCGAGATCGCCAAGGCGCTGGCTGGACAGGCTGGGACCATCACGCAGGGGGTTGTAGCTGCTGCTACTGGTGCGGGTTGGGCGTTGGTGGGACAGGGTGCAACAGCAGCGCAGCAGTCACTATCTGCTGGGATTGCCAAGGCATTGGTCACCCAAGCCGAGACTGTTGCGCAGGGGGCTATGTCCGTGGTTCTCGGCGCGGGCTGGGCGCTGGTCGGACAAGCGGCTACGGCGCAGCAGACTGACCCATCGGTGGGGGTCGCCAAGGGACTGACGGGGCAGGCCGCAGCGACGGCGCAGACGGCGCTCGCGCCTGAACTTGGTCGAGCACTTGTTGGGCAGCTAACGACGATTGCGCAAGCGGCGCTCACGTATAGGATTGCCTATATCCCAGTCGGGTTGAGTGCTACCGTACAGCAACAGCCGTTGCAATTGGGTGTCGATTCCACCGCCGCGCTGCTTGGGTTGTCGATGCTTACGCAGTACGGCAGATTCCTCAGGTTTAATTTTTCCAGCAGGCGGCAGAACGTGTTGTTCGTATGTACAGATGAGAGTGACCAATTTTCTATTGAGGATAATCCTCCGGTGTTTACCAACCCGATAGTTGAAAAAGACTTGGTAGCTTGACATGACCATCGTCACGTGGAACTCAGCCGACAAGGATGCGGGTGTAACGCTGTCCAATGGCGACCTAACTGCAACAGCAACTGGCAGTTACCACGCCGTACGCGCCAATGTCTCACGGTCCACGGGCAAGTGGTACTTCGAGGGTCAGCTTGTCACTGCCGGGTATGGAGGTTTCGGCGTCAACAGTGCCAGCGAGTCGTTATCCACCTACATAGGTAATACCACAAACGGTCGTGGGATGTTGTCTACCGCCAGTGGTGGGATGTACCGCGAGTGGTTCGGAGGAACCCGGATAGGCGCAGGTAACAACCTACCCGTTGCTGCTGCGGGCGATACGCTCATGGTGGCTGTTGATTTTACCAACTCGAAGATATGGTTTGGGTGTAACGGCATTTGGTTTGGGGCGGCGCAAGGAGAGATTGGCGATCCGGCGGCGGGTACTAACGCGGCATTCACCAACCTTCCGGCGGTAGCGTTGTTCCCTGCGTGGTGCTCGGCCACTACCACTACCGCGATTAACGCTCGTTTCGATGAGATGAGCTGCCTGTACCCGGCCCCAAGTGGATTTTCCTACTGGGATGATACTGCGACAGGGTATGTTGGCGCGAATCGCTTGGCGGGGCTAGGTAGCCCGTCGTGGACGAGTATTACTACCGCGAAGGATGTTGTCACCGGCAACAGCCCCACTATAAAGCTGCAGGGTTTGTCCACAACGGTTGCCAGAACCGGACCTACCAGCAACAGCCTTAATTACGTTCCACTGGGCAAGTCGATGACGATTAGCCGGGGGACGATCACTCGGCAGACTCAAGTAGACAACACCTACTCGATGGCGAGTAGTGGGCTGAGTGTGACTGTTTCACAGGGCGTGGTAAGTGCGGGTGTTGGTTTTGCCGGTCAGAGTGCAACAACTCAACAGGGAGCGTTAACCGCGACCGTAACAACGAGCCTTGTTGGACAGCAGGTTATCTGCTCGGGTAGATCAATCGCAGCGGTTCAGTCGGGTGCGGATGTTGCGGTTCTGGTAGCGAACTACGACACCCAGCTATCCATGTCAGTTGGTGTGGTGGGGCAGGTTCTTGGTACTGGTGCTTCTTATTCCACACGCAAGAGCGTTGTAACCACATCGGTTACCAACACCTCTCCAGCTAATTTCAGTGGGTCGCCGAGCATATCGGCGTTCACGTTCGGCAACAACTTCGCGCCCTTTGATGGGCTGTTGAAAGGTGGCGGTGAGTTCGTAGTTAACGGTGCCAATGTATCGCCCGAAACAGAGAGTGCTTTTTACTACCACATTGATCGGACGGCTCAGTCCTTTCCTACGCAGCCTTTCTTCACCAGCCTCACCTTTAACAACCCCGGTGGTGTAGCCAGTACGTACGACAGCCAGCCCTATGACTTCGCGCCGCCAACGTCGTACGGCGGAAAGACCAGTGTCGGGCGGGATGGCGTTACGTGGGGTGTGTATACGCGAGCGTATGGTCGGATTGGGGGGGACACCACGACCCCCGATGTGCTGCACATTACTACCAGAGAACACATCAACGGAGAGGGTTGGTATGGTGGGTACATTCAGCGCCTCAATGTGCCGACTCTGGACGAGGCTGACACACTTGGCTGTTACGCGCATGACGCCAACAACTTCTACATCTTCTATCCGGCGACGAATGGCGGGGATAAGGTTCCTGCGTATCGCAGGTACACGGGGACTGGCGGCACGAACAGTACTCTGGCGACATTCAATTCGGAAGTAAAGCTCTCATCCTTCACGGGTAATGGTTCGGTAACTGCGCGAGCAGGATCGATGTGCGTGACCCGTTCCGGGTACGGCGATACGATCTACATCACATACGAGAGCGGTACCGGCCACATCGGGCTGATCGTGATGGATGCGGTGACAGAGACGGTCACTTCGCACACGCTTACTTCTGTAGTTACTCCCGCGACAACTTTTGTCCGCACGGACGAACGCCATCTGGCGAAGATACCGACATCAGCAATATCGGAAGTGGCGGTATTGTCGAACGGTACCAGTGTGTCGCAGTTCCTGATTTCTGCTGCTGAAGTGTTCGGCGGGGCTTGGAATAGCGGCGGCGGCGGCGGCGGTGCGGTGACTTCCACCAAGCCGAGAGTGGTTCATCTTTCGTGGACGAGTGCGACGGCTACCGCACCCACGATGACGTTGAAAGCGGGTCCATCGGATTCGTCGTTAGCGGGTGGACTGGAGTCGCTGGAAGTTCGTGGCGACGAAGTTGTTCACGTCCTGTACCGCTACTCGTCGTCGTTTCAGTCTGGACCTGACCGGTATGTTTTCTCGTACACAACACAGAGTAACGACGCGACCGGAACAGGCAATTCGTGGACGCTTGATAGCAGTACCACGTGGCAGCAAACAGTAACGTACGACATCAACGTAGCGACGACGGTGCCGTCGCTGCACTACTCCGGGTTCGGTGGCGGGCTGGGCGCACCCAGTGTCTTGGCATTGGTGCCGTACGGACGGTACAACTACTACACGCAAGCTAAGCAGGCATGGGCGACGCTCAACTACTGGGGTGAAGCAAACCAACTGTTTTCGTTTCTGACGTATGGCGGTGTTGGCAGGGTGACGGTTACCGCTATTTCGTTCGACTCTTTGCTGGGCCGAACGGCAACCATCTCACAGGGTGTGCTCACACCCAGCATATCCGCGAGCATTGGTTCTGGACTTGTGGCGACCGTTTCTGGCGGCACGGTTATCGGAGCTGAAACACATGACATAACGTACGAACTCGCGGGGGTGTCGGCTGCTGTCACGCAAGGCGCGCTTGTCGTTGTGCGTGGGGCGGCGTTGGCGGGACAGTCGATAGCTTCCACGAGCGGAATACTTACCCCCGTCACGTCCGTATTCGCGCTGCTGACCGGACTACAGTCCCAAGTATCAGGAGGGGCTGCAGTACCCGTGATGGCACTCACGCTGGGGGGTTCCCAACTTACGGCGCAGCACGGACTGCTGGGGATAGAGGTTGCTCTTGGGCTGACTAGTCAATCGCTCACAGCCAGCTCTGGTGTATTCGTACCAGCACTTACCCTGCGGCTGATTGGCGCGCAACTGCAGTCGGGTGTTAGCGCGCTCATACCGCTCAGCTTGCTTAGCCTGACGGGTATATCAGTGTCTGTGTTGAGCGCGTCGTTGCAGCCCGCGCTTACGACGACGATGCTTGGGCAAGTGGCAACCATAACGGATGGGCAGCTTGCGTTCTTATATGACTGTAATCTCTTCCCTGTTGGGCTGCAGGCGCTCGCTGAATTGGGGGTGTACCCGATCACGACCAACGTGCCCGCCATTCGGGCAGACCACCGTTTGTGGGTGCAGCTTGAAACGGAAATACTGTTCGCTACGGAGCTGCCGGGAGACTTGCACGTCGATATTGAACCGGGGCAGTAGACATACCGAAACAACCGGGGTAGAGTGCGCCCCATAACCCAAGAGGACATCATGAGCCGACCGTGGCGCGAGCCAAGGATCACTCCTGATGATAAAGACGGTGGCGGCAAGTTCTCAGAGTTTGCCGGATTGGTTAACACGCA